TGGTAAATATGTTTCAATACCAGATGTTAGATTGAATTTCCCTCTCTCTGCCTCATCAGCAGGCCTTGAGGGTAGTGTTTCCGAAGTAATGGAAAACATATCACAGTATGACGTTTCATCACAAGAATTTAATGATACAGTGTCAGTTGGTTTATTCAAACTCCGTCAATCTGTATTTTCACCTAATACAATCGCTCTTGATTATCTATTAGAAGAGGGTTATGTTGGCTCTCTTGATTTCTATCGCCAACAACAAAATCAAAACGGTGGTCCAGCAATTAGCTTTTTCTTGGAAAATACTGACGATAATTCAAAAAACGTTGTCATACTTGTCAATCCTTATATTTCTAATAAAGATACCGGTACTTCATGGCTCTCACTTTCCGGTGTTCCACAAAAATCAGTTCGTTTCCTAAGTACACCAAGAATTGCTCCTATAGACGGGGATACGAGTACTACATCAGTAAGCGGTCATTTAGCGACCCTATCACTACCTTCAAGTTCATTTACAACACTACCGTTTACAAACGTTGCAGTTCTTAGCGTATATACGCAGGGCATTGACGCAGGTCAAGTAGTAACACCTACTGTATATACACGAATTATTGCACTAAGTAGCGTATATACAACACGCTTCACAACACCATCTGCATACTGGTACATTCCTGGATCGTATGAAACACGCATGGGCGCGCCTTCTGCTGTTTACGGTAATCTAGTTAATCGTATGGGCTCGACAGATAGTCTAATCGCCTTAGGTGATTATTCGAGCCAAGATCTTACAACAAAGTTAATTGGTAATGTACCTGCTAAGGTTGAATCAATGCTTGATAAGGTAGAAAATAGTGAGATCTATCCCTTATCACTTACAGTTGAGGGCGGTCTAGGAACTATTTACTGCAACTCCTTTAACCCTGCAACATCCGGTTACTTTGATGATTCAGTATCGTTTGATTCACAGGTAAATACATTAACTGCACAAAATGCCACGACAAGACCTGCAATGGTACAAAATTATCTTGCAGCAGTCAACCCATTCGTTGATTTTGCAAAAAACCGTAGACAGGATCATATGTTTATCGCCGATCCTATTACAAACATATTTGTACAAGGTCAAAGCGTTAAGACGCTTGATGATCCTAACAGAAACTTCTCATCAAATATTTACTGGCCATTGCGTAATCAGTTTAGCACTATAAACACTAGCTATGTTGCAACATATGGCAATGTCGTTAAAGTAGCTGACATTGCATCGAACAGACAAGTCTGGGTACCATTCTCAGGCTTTGCAGCAGCAGCAATGGCTAACACCGATTCAAATACACAACCGTGGTTTGCACCTGCAGGGTTTACACGCGGTTTAGTAACAGGTATTACTGATCTCGGTCTATATCCTAAACAGACACAGCGTGATAATCTCTACAAGATATCAATTAACCCCGTTGTTTACTTCCCTAATGAAGGGTTCGTAATCTTCGGACAAAAAACAACACAAAAGACACCAAGTGCTTTTGATCGTATTAACGTGCGTAGGTTGTTCTTAGATCTCGAAGTACGAACACGTGATACAGCGCGATTCTTCGTGTTTGAGCCTAACTCGCTCTTTACACGAACACAAATTAAAAACGTTTTAACACCTATATTTGATCTAGCTAAGAATACACAAGGACTGTATGATTACTTGATCATATGTGACGAAAGAAACAATACACCACAGGTAATCGACGAAAATACACTGGTAGTAGACATCTACTTAAAGCCAGTAAGAGCCGCTGAATTTATCTTGGTAAACTTCTACGCCACAAGAACAGGTACAAACTTCCAGGAGATTGTATCGTAACGACTAAATAATTTTATGGCCGACGTAAATCAACTAATTCAAAACTTCTACAGGGTAGCACGTGATCGTGAATTCGCTCGTGATTTTAACTTCCGCATCCTGTCAATCTCAACGCCAGGGGTAGTAGATGCAGCTGGACAACCTTTACGATTTGATGAAGAGTCAGATCTTGTATATGTTAAGACAGCTTCACTACCGGAACGTGCAATTACAAATGTACCTGTTCCTTATATGGGCCTCAACTTCAACCTCCCCGGTAACGCAGTATACCCTGGAAGTGAAGCTTATACCATGACCTTTTACGCTGATGCAAATTCACGTATTAGACAGAAGTTTGAAGATTGGTCGCGCTATGTATTCAATGACACTAACAGTACAGGTTTTTATTTTACACCTGGACCAACATCTGTTATTGACTTAGTACAGCTCGATACTCAAATGAATAGAGTTGCTCAGTACAGTTTGATCGGTGTATCACCACGTTCCGTTGGAGCATTAGCTTACAATATCGCAGAAGGTACCGGTCAAACAGTGGAATTTACTGCAACAGTTTCCTATCACTATTTTGTAAGAACGGTTTAAACTAAGTTGACTTAATTAAATAATTAAGTGAACGATCCATTTAGTACATTTTTAAATAATGTAGGTGGTTTATTTACAGGTACTAACCCACCTTTTGCTCCACAGGTTTCAAGCTTAATAGGCTTTAATATCCCTGGTGTTCCTTTAATGAGTGTGAGAGATTATTTTCTCTCGCAAATGACATCGTGGTTAACAACCATTCCTATGACAACACAGTGGATTGTTGTTATAGAAAGGTTTCCTACTGCTTTAAATTCATCCTTTATTCAAGCGTTAGAGCGCGTTGACGCTAGTAAGCAAGGGTTTGATATAACAACAGCCGTCAATATCCTCAAACAACAACCGTTTCAGCGAGTAGTAGGGTGTTTATTTGTACATGGAATTACAATACCATCAGAACAGTATGATGTAGGCTCTGTTTCGGTACCTAATAACCGCGGGTTTTTACCGGGTGTAATTGCAAACGGTCGTAATACAGATGCTCCTTCACTTGTTTTAGAGTTTCGCGAAACGAATACATCTTTTGTTGATTCTGTTATAAGACCTTGGTCGATTCTCACATCCCATTATGGTCTCGCTGCAAGACCGGGTGATCGTTTCGATGTTGTTGGTAATGCATACGATGAGAAAAACATGAAAACAAATATGGTTGTTATGCAATATACACGTTCTCTGCAGAATATTTCTATGGTTCCAAGAAAAACATGGTATTTTTATAACTGTGCACCATATAATATTGCAGAGCAATCACTTCAGTATAAAGAAGAGGAGCTACAAGTACTTACAACACGTTGGACGTATAGTAACTATACAGTAGCAGATGGACTCTATCTACCTGTAGGTTCTATAATCAATCAAATAGCAGATGGTAGTTTAGCTAATATTACAGGAGCCGGCGCAGATGTTTTTCAGAGCCCGTATAAGCCTTTTGGTGGTTGATAGTTTTTATACTCACTATTAAGTATCTTCGTGACAAAATTTGTTTATTCTGCGTTTCTTCCTAGTATTGGAAAAAATATTCACATAAATGAGCTGTGTTTTAAAGAGTATAAGCAATTAGTGAAACTCTTACATAACGATAACAACCAATCCATTAATGATGCTTTCGAAACACTAACAAATTCACTAGTAATAGAGGAGTTACCACAGTTTACATTTTTAGATCGCTTAATTTTACTTTTAACAATACGAGCGGTTTGTATTTTTCCCACATTAGAACTATCAATGTTGAACCCTTCGAATAAACAACAGTTAAACTATATATTTGAAATATCTACAATAATAGAAAACATTAGTAAACCCGAACTTTTTATAAAATTAAACAGCAAAACAGTAAATTACGGTAATTTAGAGGTAACTTACGGTATTCCTGATAAAGTTTATTTTAATAATGAAGAAGAAGCTGTAATTTCTACAATTAAGTCTATTATTTTAAAAGGAAAAGACTGTACACATCAAAAAATCGCAATTTTTTCAGCTTTACCAGCTGCTGTACTTGCAGACGCCAAGCAACACATAAAAACCATAGAAAATGAAATTAATAAGTTATCTCTTTTATCAATAAGAGCTAACTTTACACAAACAGAATTAATAGAATTTAATCCAAGTATAATAAATGATTCGACTTTGGAATTTTTAAAGCTTCTTTACAAAAAAGAACTAACATCACTTTACGAATTGGAGTATTTTCTGACAGCCAAACTCAATTTACCCTATGATTTGATAGCAAACTCAACATTTGCCGAATTAAATACATACTTAAGTTTTTATAATGAAGAAAAGAAAGAGCAAGA